GACGGTTTCGACGAGGGGCGCGACGGCGTCATAGATTTGCGCAGTTTCGTCACCTCTCTTCGGGTTGAGATTACGGCGGCGAGTGCCATGAGGTCCAACAACATCGACGAATCCTGGTATGGGCTCAGCTCTGGACGGGTCAACAGAAGCACCCTCGGCACCGAGAGCGGCAGCAACCGAGTAGCGGCCAGCCAACGTGTTGGCTACCTGCGAGGCTCCCATGGTTTCGAGTCTCCTCTTCGAGACTTCCGCCTGCGCCAGTAGAGCCTGCGCTCTAGCGCCTTCAGCCTCTGCGCGCGCCTTATCGACCGCGGCCCTTGACTCTCTATCTTTGCGACGTTCCTCTTTCCGTTCCTTATGCATGTACCAATCCTGGATTCCAGAAGCGACAGTTCCCAGAGCGCGGGCCGCAGGGGAACTTCCGGATGGGCCAGGGCCCGGTACGCCCGAAGGCATCTGAAAGCTTGGTAGCGCAGAACCAGACAGGCCAAGTGCAGCCAGCGGCGAAATACCAGCGCGTTGCGCATCCTGTGTCCTCCTCAGGACTGGGTTGTAGAAGGATTCCTGCCAGTTCCGCTGTGATTGACGGTTCCAGCGAGTGCGCTCCTGCAGTTGCGCGATATGCATGTTCCAGATTTGGTCGCGGCCCCATCCTTGCTGATTTCCAGGGCCGATGAAGTTAGCGAGTGCATTCGCACCCGTCGCGATTGCGAGAGGCCAGCTCATCGGAGAACGTTCCAGGCGACGAGCATTGTGTCTGCAGCGATACCCGGGTCATCGCTTCGTAGTGCGCCGTACATCCAGCGACCGTACTCAGGGTGAGAAGGATGCACCAGACGTAGAGCGTCGGCCCGGGAGGAGTCCGGGTCCTTTCTCGCACCATGCTTGTAGTCCCTCTGTCGCCGGTTCATGTCCCGGTCGACTTTGGCGTCAGGATGGAAGTGGTGAGTGAGGACGGCGTGGCGGTGATGCCGACGCCAGTGAGAGCGGAAGGGAGAGAAGTCGCGGTCGCGAATCGGAATCATCACGGTTCTGGTCTCATAGACCGGCCGGGCCGGTTCATACACCTCTATCCGTTGGTGAGCCCTATCGTGGGCTCTGCGAGAATGAACGGCGCCAGTATACCACCTATCGTGCGGCATGTCAAGGTCTCCGGGGTACTGGATATCCTCCGGAATGTCAAGCACTTTCGGCACCTGTGTTCCACGTGGAACCACCACGAACGCCGTCCGATAAGACGCAGTCGGCAAGGTCGATGATGCGGCTTTCGCCAGGCTCCCTCGGCGTTTCGCCATCGGCAATCCTCCGTTGAATATGTGGGTCTTGTCTCAAGTCACCCACTTTCCGAAGAGGTCCATTTGGGGCCCCCTCAACAGTTGTACGCAGAAGCTCATCCAGTGGGTTAGGGTCGGGTCCATACTGGACCCCCAAATCTAGGTAGGCTCGCTCCAAGTCATTGTCCGGTACCCGGACCACGTGCGTCCTACCTAGCACAAGGCAACGAAGATAAGCGGGGACCTCTCCGGGGAGTAGCGCCTTTTTCTCGTGAAGTGATTCAACGTGTTCGAACCAACGACCGATGGCAACACCACCGAGCTTGCGGCTCCACGTGTACTGCCCATCCTTGAGACAGTACTTGACCGTGTATCGAAACGAGCCGCGAGACCGGCACCACTGCACCCAGACAAACCCGTGACCCCATTTGTCACGGATGAACTCGTAGGCATCGCGGCTCGACAAGGTGTCGAGCCACAGAATGCCATGGTGGTGCACGCGCTCCGTCGCGCCTCCGCGCTCCGTCGCCATCAGGTAGCGGACCTCGCGGCCCGCTCTCCTGATGCGCTTGAAGAACCGCTGAACGAAGGGCATCGCGTCCTCGAAGTCGGGCGCGTCCCGGTACGTCAGAGTCACGAACAGCGGCCAATGCGGATTGGCCGCCGCTTCCAGTTCGAGTCGTGACCTCCACTGCAGCTGCCGATGCAGCTTGCATCCCTTACAGCCACCGCAGCGGATGAATGGCGCGTTCATCGGATGAGGCGCCCACAGGTTGGTGCACCATGTGGGCTTTGGTGTCATCAGACCTAATCCCCGTCAAGTGAACGGGGATTAGGAGTCTCCCGGAGGTACTGAGCGTACGTCTGCTTCTCTCGACGGGTCAGCGGGCCCGACTGTCGGCGGTTCGGGTTCTTGTACCCGAACAGTTGGAGCTGAACCGGTTTCCTCTTTGTTCTCTTCATCGCTCACGCTCTCCGGATAGTCGTCTTCGAGGTCAGCCCACTGCAGTAGGTCGTCCGACTGATAGTCAGCTTCGTCTTCCGAGGAAAGAAGGGAGTCTTCGTCTTCGGCGTAGGGGAACTCATCATCCTCTTCGTCTCCGGGAGGGTCAGTCCCATCGGTGATGACCGTCTGGGAGGGAACGAGGCCCATCGATGCTGCCCATTCCTGGAACCGGGCGAATTCCGGGTTGACCTCCTCCTCTACCTCTGGAAGTGGGACGAAGGGGTGCTGAGGAACCGCGCGCGGAGCGGGCAGCTGTCGCACAACGTACCCACAGTCAGCGGACATGGCACAGAGCGTGAGAGGCTCATCGCGTACCTCGAGCAGCGTAGATGGAAGGAGGACCGTTCCGAGGGCCCAGGGTCCGAACAGCTCGACGCGCGTGCCGGGGTGGAAGTCACAGTAGGTCTCCTCTTGGACCTGCACGAGAATGTGGAGACCCGCAGGGCGCGGGTCGTCCATGTGGCGGTAGCCATTCAATATCACCGTGGTCTCCTCGGCACCATGCTCTGCTTTTTGATGTGATGGTCCCAATACATGTAGATGCGCGGGGCGCCCTGCGTCTGGTCTTGGAACAGCGCATCGAACTCCGGCACCAGGCCGACATCCTTGATGGACGGGTCAGCGGCAAAGTCTCGGGACGCAGTCCAGGAGGACTGAGCTGACATCCGCATGTTCGCACCGATTGTGTCCCGAGCTCCTCTCAGCCACTCATCGCGTGCCGTGTAGCCGTAGACTGCCTCACCGTCCGAAGAGTCGGAACGCAGCTCTTTGACACGAATGGCAACCTGAGTGTCTCGCGCCAGCTCCTGAAGGAAAAAGTCCTCTCGGGTGAAACTCGTGAATTGCCGGTCGACTCTGTTGACAATCTGAAGGCGCGGCCGGAAGACAACCAGACCCATGAGCACGCCAAACTCCAGAAACATCCGGGGGCGGAAGGGCACCGACAGACCCGTGATGCCATGACCTCGGTACGTTCCGGTGTCCGCTTCCGACGTAGTCGCAGTAGAGACAACTTCGGAGATGCCGACGGTACCGCGACCGCGTCCCACCAGTTCCGGTCGATCGAGACGAGAATCCGGCACATTGAGGCCCATTGACGCCAGCAGGTCGTGGTAACGCTCGCCGTACTGAGAACGACGCTCCCTGAATTTTTGCCTGTGCTGTGCATCACGAAGGTCCGTAACCTTGAACTCACCGCCAGTGACTGTGACCGTTTCCTCCGGGCCTTGCTGAACCGTGTCTCGTGCACCAGCAAAGTAGTCGTTCGAGGGAAACCACGCCGTCTGGATACTCGCAGAATCCTCCGCGTTAGGCGTCTGTAGTTGTTGGTCGAGGAAGAACTCGTTGACGATTTTGTTGTAGGCGCGCCAGTAGTACCGAGAGACCTCGTACGTCGTAGACGTAGCGGCCGGGCCGATACCGAAGTGAGCCTGCAGCAGGGTGTCATCGGGGTCTCCGTCAGGGATGTTGAACGTGGGCACACGGTAGGACTGGTCGACTCCGGTAATCATGTCCTCGAAGTTTTCGTCCACGATGCGCCAGGGCACGAAGAAGAAGAACGTGAGAGCACGAGCAGAGATGAACGCAGGGCGGTCCATTGGAGCCATGCGAATCAAAGCCGAAGTGCGGCCAGCCCAGGTGTCCCCTGGGACTACGTCCTGGAAGAACATCGGCGTGATGCGGCCGAATTTGGTATCCGAGATGTGGACGTGATGCATCCCGTACCGGTAGCGACGAATTGCCATGTCAGTACCTCTGGCCAGCGATGTAGAAGCGGCGGCGACGTCTCATTCCGAACCGACGACGGCGGAAACGAGGGAAGTAGCGGCGGCGAGAAAAGCGTCCACGGTAGGAACGGCGTCTGCGTCTGTAAGCCATTAGCGGGCTCTCCTGTAGGTCATCGATTTGTTCCAGTCAGGTCTTCGAAAATGTCGAGTTCGCCAAGGAGCGAGCGGACGGCCTCTCGGCGTTGTCTTGCGATACATTCTCCTCCAGAAGGCAGGTTGCAGGATGGACGGTACACCGGTCTTGAGGTCCTTGAAGCGACGCACGCGTGAAACGTACGGGTCAAGTGAACCAGGGGCGACGGTTTCGACGAGGGGCGCGACGGCGTCATAGATTTGCGCAGTTTCGTCACCTCTCTTCGGGTTGAGATTACGGCGGCGAGTGCCATGAGGTCCAACAACATCGACGAATCCTGGTATGGGCTCA